ATCCAGGTCAACCAACATAAGGAGTAGATTATGATTAACTATCGCTCGGCTAAAGTAACTGCTACAGGAAATGTAGGCGCAGGACCTGCAAGGCTGATTGCAATTAATGCAGTCTGCTCTGGGAGTGCTGGTAATATCCTGTTAAAAGACGGAAGCGGAGGAGATACTAGATTAGATTTAGATACTCCTGCATCAGCCACAGAACAAGTTAATCTTTACATTGGAGATGACGGTATGAGATTTGAAAATGTCATTCACGCTACATTAACCAATGTAACTTCATTAACCTGTGTATTTGCATAATGGCAGACAAACAGCCACCAAAAACTAAAAAATATTTCCGCCCCACAAAAGCAGGGGCGGGAATGACTAAAGCTGGGGTTGCTCGTTACAGACGAGAAAACCCCGGCTCTAAATTAAAAACTGCTGTGACAGGTAAAGTAAAACCTGGTTCTAAAGCAGCAAAAAGAAGAAAGTCGTTTTGTGCTAGAAGCGCAGGACAAATGAAAAAATTTCCAAAGGCAGCAAAGGACCCTAACTCAAGATTAAGACAAGCTAGAAAAAGATGGAGGTGTTAAATGTTTAAAGCCTATTTTTATTTATTGTGCGCTGTTGCTACAATAATATTTATGTTTTTTTCAATACAAAATTCATGGGCTGAGACCAATACCGTGTCCAGCACGGTAGTTAATAATACGCCACCAACAGCAAATGCACCAGTTCTTCCCAATTCTAATAATGAAATTTGTAAAGTTGGCATCGGCGGGGCAGTGCAAAATAATGTGTTAGGTATTGCTACAGGCGTTCTTGTGGACGATGAGCTGTGTCAGCTTCTCAAGCTAAGTAAGACCCAGTTCGCTTTTGGCATGAAAGTTTCGGCGGTGGCCATTTTGTGTCAGGACCCCCGTGTCTGGACAAGTATGCAAGACGCAGGGACTCCATGTCCAGTCAACGGGCTTATTGGCCAAGAGGCGGCTAATTACTGGGCAGAACATCCTCATTTAATTCCTGAGGGCAGTAGATACAGAGAAGATTATATGCAACAAGTTAAAGTAGAAGAACCAAAGGGAGATATGGATGGTCTTAAGGATTTTGGTCTTATGGCTCTTACTTTGTTATTCTTACTCTAAAGCCGATTGTTTACCTGACGTTACAGGTAAGAATTATACAGGGCTTTGTACTCCAGGTGTAACTATTACAGAAGAAGAAGACGTTGTTGTAACTGAAGAAAACACAGGCACAGAAATAATTACAACTACTACTACAACAACTACGACCACCACCACAACTGTAACTAACGAAGACTCAGGTAATATTTTAGATAGTTCTTTAGGTTATGTAGGCACTCAAGACGATGGGGACATGCGCACGGATTGGGGGGGTCAAGGGCCTGCGTCTATGCCAACTGGTAATACTTGCGGTGAGTTAGGTGCAGATAGATGCGCACAGATTACGGGATCAGGCAACAGCACATCAACGATGGGTGTCTCTGGTATGGGCACAACTTTTATAATTAACAATATTAATATTTCTGATTTACAAATAGACAAAGGTGGTGAGGTTAGATACTCAATCGAGGTCGAAAAAAGAGATGCTCAAGATAGAATCTACATGCATATTACAGGACGGAATGGGTCTAATACAGTTTTTCAAGGCACCGATATATTATCTGAATCTGGCATTGCATCTGGTTATCAATCATATACCGGGTCTTTCGATTTTACTGGTGTTATAAATAGAATAACTGTTGAGGTAGGTGGTCGAGATATAAACTTAGCAATAGGCCCTTTGTTTGATGATGTAACAGTAAATGTTTTTTACAATGTAATTAATACAATTATTACTCAACAAATAACCACCATAGAGGAAATAGTTTATTTAGATATTTTTGATCCTATTGAATTAGATTTTGTAGAGGAAGTGTTTGAATATAATGATGTAAACATGAATGATGGCGAGATAGAGTTTGTACCTATTGAAGCGCCTGTGGAGGAGATCACTGTTGCTAGTGTTGAATTAGAAATAGCCGAAATAGAAATAAATTTACCTGAGCCTGAGGTTGAAATTGTTGAGGTTGAGACAGAAGTAGAGTTAGAAATCGAAATGGAAATGGAAGAGGTCGTGGTTGTAGAGGCTGAGCCTGAGGAAGAGGTTATCGAAGAATCTCAAGAAGAACCACAGGAATCAGAACCAGAGCAACCACAAACAGTGCAAAAAGAAGAAGATTCAGAAGAAACGGTAGAAGAAGAGAAACCATCAGAGCCTAAGGTATCAAAGAAAGAAAAGGCTGCTACCAAAATCGTAAAGAAGATCGATGATAAGGCAAGATATGATGACGCTGCCCAGACTAAAACTTTGATTGTGATGCAAATACTGGGCAACACAAAAACTTTTTTTGACAGTCAATCTTTTTTACAAGATACAAATGTCACTGAGTATTTAAACAAGACAATAGAGGATCAGTATGGTATGTTGTTTAACATGGCACAAGATGATAGATGCCCAGTATTGAGTATGCTGGGATGAAGGTATCCGGGGGGAAGGTCTTCGCTATTATTACCTTATTGGGCGCACTTGGTTCGGGTGCATGGGCCGTTTTTAATTTTTATTCCGACTATCTTTCAATGAAGGAAAAAATTTTGGAGTACACCGAACCAGATCTCAGCGGGTTTGATAAGAAAATATCTTTAATAGAATCAAACACACAAGCAGAAATGGAAATTGTCATACAAAAAGTTGACGGTTTGAAGAGTGAACTAGACATAGTTTTAGAAGAAATAAATCTTATATCGACTGTAAGTAGAGAATTAAAAGACGACCTTAAAACAGATTTGCGTCAAATGGAAGGCGATGTTCGACACATTACTGAAATTGTAAATGACGTGGAAGATAGACAAAAAGAGGATACCAGAGAGATATTTGACGAACTTAAACTGATTGAAGAAAACCTTGACTTACAGATCAATAAGGCTTTAAATAATCCATTAAGCGGAATGTCCGCAAAAGGAACAAAATAGGAGTAAACCATGTGCGATTGTAAAACAGATGAGGATTGTGTATGTCGATTAAGATAGAGATGAAAACAGTCCTGCCTTATGTTGTGCTGATTGCAACAGTCGGCATGACATGGGGTATGTGGTCTGAGCGCTTAAACGCAGTAGAAAAGAAAGCCGATAGTGTTGCACAAATGCAACAAGATATTGCTGTGATAAAATCAAAATTAATACAGATGGATGATAAGATAGCTTGGATAGAAGAGTTTCTTATTAAGACCACTGACTTTTAATGGCAATATCAAGATCACAAATGAGAAAACAAGTTTCTACAGGGGGTAAAAGAAAGTTTAAAAGGGTTGCCAAAACAAAGGGAGGCGTTCCTAAAAAATATGTAAGGGGCGCAAAAAATCCAAAAGCGAGAGAAGCAGAAATTAAACGAACTGCAAAACTATATAGACAAGGCAAACTAACTCCTGCTATGATGGATAAAATTAGCAAACAAAGGAGTAAAGGCTAATGTCAAAATATAAGAGTATACCTGGCGCAAGTAGATTTTCTAAAAGCACTTTAGATAAAGTTTATAAAAGAGGACTAGGAGCTTACTATAGCTCTGGTTCAAGACCAAAAGTTTCATCACATCAATGGGCGATGGGCCGTGTAAAATCTTTTGTCAGTGGTAAAGGTGGAGCAAGAAAAGCTGATAAAGATTTACTAGGGGGTGGTAAAAAGAAAACCACAAAGAAAAAATGAGAAAAGGCTTATACGCAAATATTCACGCTAAAAGAAAACGTGGAGAGAAGATGAGAAAGAAAGGTGAGAAGGGAGCACCAACTGCAGCACAATTTAGAAGAGCAGCTCAAACGGTTAGAAAAAAAAAATAATGCAGCAGCAAGATTTAAGACATAATCAATGGTAGCTAAAGTATCCACCATAAAAAATAAAATTAGAACTGGTAAGAAATTAGGATTTTCAGAAAGGGCAAGAGCAGTCAACAAAGGGTTGTTACCGAGTGTCAAGAAAAAAACAAGCAGAAAAAATAAAGCTTGATGTAATTAATTGGTCTAAGACTGTCTTAGAACCGATGAACAAACATATAGGTTTCCCTGCATGTCCTTTTGCAGCTAAATGGAGAAAAGATAAAAAAGTGCGAATAGAAGTTCGCATGGACAAATCTAAGTATGAAAAACAACTAACTACTGTTTTAAAATCTTGGGATAAAAAACAACACGATATAATAATTTATTGTGATCCTTTTTTTGAACAATACGACCCCAATCAGTTTCAAGAAAAAATAGATTTCTACAACAAAACATACAATAGACGAGATGTGTATTTTATGGGTTTTCATCCTGAAACTCCCGCTGACCCTCAAGATCAAGAATTTTTATGCGACCCTACAGATGCACCAGTGACACACGGAGAGTTGGAATACTCTATGATGCTGATACAAAAATTTAAACAACTGTATGATGCAAGTTGCAAACTACATAAGATAGGGTATTATAAGAAATGGCCTAAGGAATACTACAATGAGGTAGTAGCCGAGAGGCAACATACGTATGAAAAAATAAACAAAAAGAGGTGACCAAAATGAAAAAGTCTAACTTGCAAAGAACTTTTCCTAAGCCAGAGGCAGCAAGGGGCAAAAAAATAAAAGGCTCGGGCATATTTAAAGAGAAGGAAGAGGAAAAAGCAACCAAAAAGAAGGGCGGTGGAATGATGATGAAGAAGAAACAAGTAATCAAAAAAAGAGGCGGAGGCATGGCTAAGAAAAAACAAGTCATGAAGAAGCGTGGTGGTGGAATGGCAGCCAAGAAGATGATGATGGGCGGTGCAGTTTCACCAAGAAAAGCTATGGCCATGGGAATGATGGATGGCGGAATGGCTAAAAAGAAACAAGTCATGAAAAAACGTGGCGGCGGTATAATGAAAAAACGTGGCGGCGGAATGATGAAAAAGAAATAATCTACTATGGCTACTTCAGGCACAACAGATTTTAATTTAAATATTGACGAGGTTATCGAAGAATCTTTTGAGAGAATCGGTAAACAAGTTAGAACTGGTTATGATTTAAAATCAGCCAGAAGAAGTTTAAATTTATTATTATCCGAATGGGGCAACAGAGGCATCCATCTTTGGAAAGTTGTTAATCACACACAAAACCTGGTAGCCAATAGTACAACCTATACTGCTCCTGCTGACACTAGTGACGTGCTAGAAGCAGTTTTTAGAAATGGTAGCACCGATACGACCATGACTAAAATTTCTAGATCAGAGTATCAAGCCATACCAAATAAAAGTTCTACAGGCACACCAAGTCAATATTATGTTAGAAGAAATTTATCTAACGTTGAAATAAATTTATATTTAACTCCTAATGTAACTGATACACAAATTAATTATTTTTATGTTGCTAGGATTGAGGATGCAGGTGCTTACACAAACACACCTGACGCACCATACAGATTTTTACCTTGTATGGTTTCTGGACTTTCATTTTATTTAGCACAAAAACATAATGCAGGTAGAGTTCAAGAAATGAAACTATACTACGAGGATGAACTACAAAGAGCTTTAACAGAAGACGGGCAGAGAACATCTGTTCATTTAGTGCCACAAAATTTTTTTAGAGGAAGTTAAATATGACTTTTGCAGTTGGAAAAAAATCACAAGCGATTTGTGATCGTTGTGGTTATCAATATGATTATTTAGATTTACAAAAAGAGTGGAATGGACTTCTCGTTTGTCCAGAGTGTTACGAACCAAAACATCCTCAACTAG